CAATACCTCCCCCTCTGTTGATGTTGTCCGGTCTAAAATCGACACCTGTGAAAGAGGAGATGATGTCACACAACCCTTCTTTGTGTTCTTTATCAAAAACACCGTCGACGTTTTCCCATACGTTGTACTTGGGAGATTTTGACTCAAGAATTCCTCCATATTTAATGGCGAGTTGAGCACGTAAGTCATCCATTCCTTTTCTGAGTCCTGAATTTGACCAAGCTTGGCACGGTGTGCCTCCGACGAACACGTCGAAATCTGTTTTTTTGAATTTTTCATCGTCTAGTAAGTTTAACATATTTGTATAAAAAGGAACATCAGGGTAATGATGTTTAAGGACTTTCTGTGGGAAACTTGCAAAGTCACATAGACCCGCACATTCCCAACCAAGTGGCTCCCAAGCGACAGTCGCCGCCTCCATACCACTACATACTGAAAAATACTTCATACGTTTGTAAGTTTAAATTGTTTCGATACAAATGTAATAATAATTTCGGAAATACGAAAAAAAATTAAAATATTTTTCGGAATATGATATAACTAATTGATTATTAGTTACTTAAAAAGTCATATTTTTCTTTTTTCCACTCTATATGTGGGTGTGATTTAAATCTATTAGTTAAGGTTTCAACTGCAGAATCAAATATATCAATTACTGGTGTGTTCGCCTTACCATATTGTTGAACTAGATTACCTTTTCTATATTGTAAGTTGATTCTTTTTCTTTTGTAAGTTAATGCAACATAAACATAAAGATTACCATTGGTAAATTGTTTACTCATACAATTCTTCATAGTATATCCCTCCAACCTAAAATCTTCTTCCGTTAATAAAATCTTTGGTTTGTATACCTCACCATCAATATCAATCTCTGTTTCAATAATATTAACAAAGTCCTCTGGGAATTCATATCTTAATTTATATCCACGAGCAAGGTGTAATTTAATTCCAGACCAGGACTCCAACATATTTTCAAACTCGTGATCGTCTTTTGCTTTGAACTTTAATTCTATATCTCTCTCCTCTAATAATTCCCTGATTGAAAATAACTTATTAAGATTGTATATTAAAGAATCAGATCTCAATGTTTCTTTCTCCCAACCATTAATAAGTCTAACCATTGATTTCTTTTCCACATCATTCTTTAGTTGATGTATTTTTTTGTTTGGTGGTAAATCATAGCAATGTTGTTCCCAAACAAATTGTTTCAAATATTCTAGATAGTTGTCACCAAATAATTTACAAATATAATTTAATGAACTAATGTGAATTGGTTTATCACACTTTGTATTTAATTGACTAACTAGATACTTTGATTTAATTCCATATGAATCAAGGACTGACGGTAGGAACTTATTATCGTTCTTAACTAACCACTTCTTCTTTGGGTATTCATACTTAATGTCTTCATACACTCCGTCGTGTGATTTAATATCTTTAACATCTAAATGATAATCAACTAACATATCATAAAGTGGATTAACAACACTTTTATGTTCGTAGTTTTTAGATTTAATGAAATCACTTTTAAAATTAGGTTCTATTTTCCTATAAATGATATCGTTGATTGATTCAATTGCTCTATCATACTTGACACCCCAAAATTTTAATCTCTTCTCACCTCTATAATAACCATTCTCACTTAACTCGGAAAGTAATTTAAATGAATTCTTTTTAGTAAGGTATGAAGACTTGAATTGTTTCTCATCTGTTAAGTTATTATTGTTAAGTCTATAACCAACAACGATATCTCCAGTTGTAATGTTTAAATTAAATGTATGAGTAAATGTGATTTGTTTTTTGGTTCCCCACCTTTGATAATCAAAATCAAACGTGCCAACAAATTCAATGTTGTTATCGTCAGAATACAATTTCAAATCACATAGTGAAACTGATCCACTTTTACTATCTACCTTTTTCTGATTGTGTATTAATAATAAATCCATCTACATAAAATATAGATGGATTTATTTAGTTTGTGTAGTTAAAACTCTTCGAAGGGTAGTCTGATACCGTTGAATATATCTGTAACCCTTACTGGTAGTAACTCTTGGGTGATTTCAATACCGTTTATTTTAACTGGAACTTTCTTCTTTTCTTTCCAATTAAGGGTTCCCCATCTTGAACATTGTTCTATTTTTTGAGATAACAGTAAAAGACCGTCTTCAAATGTTGATGGTGGTGAGGCGTTACAGAACGACCTTTGTTGAATACATTTACCTGATTGGATATCAAATTCACACGTTACCCTATCCATACCACTTTGATTTCTTAACGATATTATTATGGATTTATCTTTATCAGAATAGGTTGCAACACAGTGATGCATAAACGCACCTTCTTCAATATAATCTTCTTCCCTTCTAAGAACGTAAGGGTATAGTGTGTGTAATGATTCGTCATTTTCCAAACACTCTAAAGGTTTTTGTAAATCTTCTAAAACTTTATCTTCGTATTGATATTCAATGACCCAACCTTTTTTGATTGCTCCCATCATTTTGGTTAACTCTCTATGTTCGACGTGAAATTCGTCCATAGTTCTAGACTTCAAATAAATTGATGGGTCATATTCTCTCACCCTATCAATCATTCTTATGTGGTCATCAACCAACTGAATAAATCTTTCCGAAAGAGCACTATTAGAATCCATATAATTAAACGAGTTAACTATCTTTATAAGGTTTTCTTTTTCAATATCCTTTAAACCATATACCTTATTCATTTCCCTTAACATCACCGCTTTGGTTCCAACATCATTATAATCTCTAATTCCAAATTTACGAGTCGACTTTTCAAATATCATTGGGTTTACATTTCCAATGTACTTTGCATAATCACTATCAAAGTAATGAATGAACTTACATAAACCATAAATGTCAATGTTAGGATATTCGTGTAAAATTTTAATAGTTGCTTTAGTTTTAATACCTAACATATCCAAAACGGATGCCACTAATTTCCTATCATTCTTTTTTAAGAACTTCTCTGTGGGATATAACTTAGTTAGGAGGTAATCATAATGACTGTTTGGTACTTTAATCTTTTTATTTTTAATGAATGCAGTCATTACATCATTAATGAAACTTTCTTGATTTGATGAGTATGAAATGCAACCTAAATCAAGACCTAAAGATTCCTGGATTTTTCTTGTAAATAAAGTATCATCAAAACTATTTTGATAGTCGTTATATAATCTTGAGTAATCACCTATCCCCTTTGTTTTAATTGTGAGGAATGATGTGTTCTGAATTAAATTATGTAACGATTGGAAACTATTTGTTCTGAATACTTGTGAATTTTGTTTACCTCTAACAGTTTTAGTTAGGGTTGTAAAATTACCAGTAACCAAATTAAAAGTTAAAGACTGAACAATATAACTTTTTTTAAAGTAAATACAATTATAACTTCTGTGTTTATCTTGTCTATAAAGTTTAATTGTAATCTTATCTCCGTGTCTTCTGATTGACCTCTCAATTATGGTAACATTAATTTCAGAAAGTGGTCTACCGTAATGACTTTTAATTTGTCTATCCTTTGTTGTTTCAAAGGAACAATTACCTAACTTATTTTTCTTAACGTAGTAAGTTAAACGAAAGGTTTCTTGTACTGGTTCAGTTGTTGCAGCGTAAAACACCTTCTTCTTTTTCTTCTCAGGTAAGGAGACTATTTTACCTATGGGTTTTAAGACGTTAACTAAACGTTCAAGTTTTTTATTTGGGGCATCCCAATCAATTTCTAAACTATCTAAATCATCAATTAATGACTTGGATAATTCCCTTTTCTCATCTAATCTACAATAATCTTTAAATGGGGTTATCGTTGCGTATTGAAATTTTTCTCTTAAAATGTCTTCCATATCGTTAAGTTTAGGGTACAAATATAGTAAAAAAAGTTAGGATATACGTATTTATATAAAAAAATATATTATGGCGAAAGCAAAAGGTTCATCCACATCTCAAAAGGTTTCTTTTGGAAAAAAAGGTAAAGGTAAATATAAGAAAAATTTTGGTCCAAAAGCCCAAAAACCAAAGAGATACAGAGGTCAAGGTCGTTAATTTAAACGACCCCCTCCTTTGTACGATTTAATGTATCTTGGCTCATCAATACTACTGAGCTTGACATTCTCGTATCTGTTGGCTGCGTGGACAAAAATCCTATTACCTAAGTAAACCCCACAGTGCCAACCACTTGGACTTTGAGTACTTCTAAAATAGATAAGATCTCCCATTTGTAGACTATCTTTAGTAACCCTAGTTATTTGATACCATTGTTGGTAACAAACATCCTTTAAATCAAGACCATACACATCTTTATACAATCTTTTATTGAATTGTGAACAATCAATACCCTTTTTAGTACTACCCCCTAATTTATATTTAACACCTAACCAATTATTAATGAAATTACCTAAAGGTGGGTTATTTATTTGTAACCATTCTACATAATCTGCAAATTGATTTCGTTGTACTGTCTGTGCCACCAACCCCCTAGAGATTAGCATTAGCGTTGTAATTAAAATAATTTTTCTCATAATAACGATAATAAAATATACGATAGTTTATATCCCACAAACGCTCCCAATGCGGATGGGATTGGAAAGACTATCAACTTTCCAAAGTCTGTAACATATTTGGGTCGATTAACAATCCTACCCATAAAAAAATAATAACAAAGATAACATAAAAATACTGCAATGTCTGTACGTGTGGCAATAAACACTACTAATGTTGCACCCAAGAATCCAAATACAAAGTTATCTCTTACACCTTCCCAAACTTCTTTATTTGTGGCTTCTTTCCATTCTTTAATTATTTTCTTAGTTCTATTTTTTACCATCGGACCTCCCTAACTCTTGTTGTAATTGTTGTATTCTTAGTTTATCCCTTTGGGTTGAATCTTTCTTTGATTTTAATTCTAAAATCTCTTTAACGATTTCTTCTTTACTCATAATTTAATTACTTAATGGTGCTTTTATTGACGGGTGATATTGGTAATTTTCTAATATTACATCTTTTTCTCCGAATGAAAATATACCATCCATAATGTGTACAGTTGGTAAATTAAATGGTTCTCTGTTTATTTGTTCTTTAGCTTGTTCAATATGGTTCTTATATAAATGAACATCACCTAAATTACCTATTAATTCATCTGGTACCATACTCATTTCATCCGCAATCATCATTAATAATAAACCATATGACGCAATGTTAAATGGTAAACCTAAAAATGTATCAACAGATCTTTGATTCCACATTAAGGATATTGCTCGTTTAGGTATATTGTGTGATTGTAACTCTTCACTCAATCCCCCACCAAATGGAACTATATCATCAACCATTGATTTAAACCTTTCCTCACCAACTTTCTTCTTTAATAAGTCCCACATCTCTTCCCCAGTTAACTTTCTAGTGTAGACTTGAAAACCATAATGACAAGGCGGTAAAACCATTTGGTCTAACTCACCCACGTTCCAAGCACTTACCATCAATCTTCTACTATCTGGATTTGTTTTAAGTTCATCAATTAGATTTTGAATTTGGTCTAAATAAATTGGGTCACCGTTATCGGATATGTCTTGTAATCCACCCCATTTTCTCCATTGTTTACCATAAATTGGTCCGAGTTCTCCCCATTCCTTAGCAAACTCATCATCAATTTTGATAAGATTAATAAATTCTTCTTGAGTTAATGGTGTTAACATATCCGAATTACTGAACAGTATTTCAATGTGTGGTTGGATACCCATAATATCTCCACATTTATATCCATCAATAATCTCATTAATCTTTTTAGAATAGTTTTTATAAGCATCACCATTCCAAATGCTACATCCATTCATCACTAGATACTTGATGTTAGTACTACCACTTAAAAACCAAATCAACTCGGTTACCATAGTTTTCCAAGCCATTTTCTTAGTTGTTAATAATGGAAACCCCTGAGCCATTCTATGACGTATTTGTCTACCAAAAACTGAAATGGTTCCAGTTCCAGTTCTATCCGTTTTAACAACTCCATTATCCAAAATATCTTGTAGTAAATCTTGATACTTCTTATCAATCGTATTCATCATATTAATTTTTTTCTTCTTCAATTTCATATCCTTCTTGGATTTGTACTCCCATCATATAGGTTAACCACCTGATTGTTAACCCCCAACAAGGTGACGTTATACCCGTTTCAAGGAACTCCGTTTTGTTATAAAAAAAAACTACCGTTGGTATTATGAACCAATGGTGCCTTTTATTATAAATAAAAAAGTCTTTGTAGTAAATTTTTTTACTCTTCATAGTCTCCAGTTGTTTTTCTTAATAATCTATCAACCTCATCTTCCTTTTCTCTCATCTCAATCACTCTGATGTAGTATGTATCAGGTGAGTTTGTTTCGGTTTTCATATTCTTATCAAACCACTTACTAAACCATTTACCTTTGTACGCTAGAACTTGACATCTGTCAGCAAATTCATTAGCGTCATCTTGGTCTAGTAGACCCTCGTCAACAAGTTTTGCAAGTACAATGTCTTTTACCTTGTTGTAATTTTCCATTTCTGAAGTTAAATCAATCATTTTCTTTTAATTTACTTAAACATTTATACAATATATGCGACTCTTCTAAAGTATATAATCCGCTTTGTTGACCGTAAGATATGGAGGCCTCTATTATTTGAATGGTGTCCTCTTTACTGATATTATCAATAAATGAATCGAATTCCTTTTTGCTCTTGAATTCTATTAATCCTCCGAATATATTTTCCATAATTAAAGTATACAAAATTTAAATCAAAATTCCAAATAATTATAGATATGAATGTTACAATAGGTGGTAAAATGTTCCCTGGTGAGTACTTAACAAGCCCAGAAGATATCCAAAAGGGTATGATGGGTCGAGACTCTCTTGAGGGTTGTATGGTCTTTAAAATGGGTAAAGGTCACCATTCATTTTGGATGAAGAACTGTTTAATCCCATTGGATATTGTTTTTGTTCTAAACAACAGAGTAAGTGGTATTCATCACAATTGTCCCGCTCCGGATAGACATCGTATGAACCCACCAAAATATACAGGTCTTGGTGATCACGTTGTTGAGTTCCCAGGTGGAACCTGTAAAGATTTTAAGGTAGGAGATAAGGTCAACCTTTACCTTGGAACACCTCAGAATCCCATTAGATAAAATTATACCTCTTTCCATTGATTTTTTAAATTATTTTTGTTAACTTTTATAAAATATAAGTAATCAATAACAATAAAACAAACTATTTATAATTAAACATTAATACTATGGGCTGCGGATGTAAAAAAAGAGCTGACGAACAACCTGTTCAAGAACAGACTCAAAACGTAACAATCAAATTAACTGAATCTAATACAGGTTCATCAACTACCATTACCCAAACTCAAGAGGAGTTGGTAGAGAAAATTGTCGCTAAACTTAACGATTTAGAGGGCAATAACCAATAATATATCGGACAGGGAATATCGGATTCTGTCCGATATTTTTTACCTTATCTGTATATAAAATTTTATATATTATATGAAAGCGCAAACAAAATTAACGAGTGTGAATATCTTAGATGATGTTTACAAAAAATTCAAAATTAAATCAATCGAAGGTTCAATTAACCTTCAAAAATTGGTTAATCGATCATTGGACCTTTACAATAAAGATGAAAAGTTCAGAGACCTAATAAACGATCATAACGGATTAGCCGCTAGCGGTTCAAAGTTTTAAATTAATGAAGAAAAAAATATTACTTTTATCTGATGATTTAAGAATGACATCAGGTATTGCTACTATGTCCAAAGAAATCGTATTAGGTACCGTCCACAAATACGATTGGGTTCAGTTGGGTGCATCGATTAGTCACCCTGAAATTGGGAAGATTGTTGATGTAAATGACGACATAAGAAAACGCACCGGAGTTGAAGATGCGAATTTAAAGATTATACCATACAATGGTTATGGGGATATCAATATGATTCGTAGATTGTTAGACGAAGAAAAACCAGATGCCATTCTTCATTTTACGGACCCACACTATTGGCAATGGTTATACGATAACGAACACGAGATAAGACAGCGTGTACCAATTTTATATTGGCACATTTGGGATGACTTACCAGATCCACAATACAATAGAGACTTCTATGAAAGTTGTGATTGGGTTGGTGGTATTTCAAAACAAACATACGGTATTATTCATCGTGTTAGTAAAAGAACCGATAAGGTTACATTTAAACCTTTGGAAGATTGGCAGATAAGTTACGTTCCTCACGGTATTAATCCAGATTTATTTAAACCGTTAGATACTATCAGTGAAGAAGTAACTAAATTTATTCACGGAGAAAAGAAATATGACTTTGTTCTATTTTACAACAGTAGAAACATTAGAAGGAAACAACCAAGTGACGTAATTTATTCATTTAAATTATTCTGTGATAGATTACCAAAAGAAAAGGCTGAAAAATGTTTATTGCTAATGCACACATCTCCGGTTGATGAGAATGGTACAGACTTACCTGCAGTTATTAATGACCTTTGTCCTTATGATGTTAGATTCACGGGTATTAAATTAGAACAAGATAAGCTAAATGAATTCTATAACATTGTTGATTGTACAATTAACATTGCAAACAATGAAGGATTTGGTTTAACGACGGCAGAATCTTTAATGTCGGGAACACCAATCATTGTAAATGTTACTGGTGGGTTACAGGATCAATGTGGATTTGATTTTAGTGCCGATGATTATATTAGTGTCGGTACTTTACATAGTAAGGAAGAAAGAAGTCAAACAGCTCACGGTGAATGGGTTATTCCTGTTTGGCCATCGGCAATTAACTTAAATGGTTCAGTACCAACACCATACATTTTTGATGATAGGGTTAATGATATTGAAGTTGCTGATGCTATTATGAAAATGTATAAGTTTAGTAAAAAGAAGAGAAAAGAAAAAGGATTAAAAGGTAGAGAGTTTATGATTAACAATCTATCAAATAAAATAATGTGTGATAAACTGATTGAAGGTATTGATACCACAATGGAAAAATTCACACCAAGAAAAAGATTCGACACATATAAAGTAATATGATTAAACCATTTTTATTATTTAGAGGACCAGTAAAAACAAGAAGCGGATATGGTGCACATTCAAGAGACTTACTTGAATCACTTTATAAGATGGACTTGTTTAATATTAAAATTGATAGTTGTTCTTGGGGAAGTACTCCATTAACCGCATTAGAAGAAGGGAATGAATTCCATAATTGGATTAATGAAAACATCATTACCAACTTACCGGATCAACCAGAGATTTATGTACAAGTAACCGTACCAAATGAATTTCAAAGAGTTGGTAAATTTAATATAGGTGTGACCGCAGGTATTGAAACAACTGTGGCACCTAAAAATTGGGTGGATGGTTGTAATAGGATGGATCACATCATAACCACTTCAACATTTTCTAGAGACGTTTTATTACAAACAGTTTATAATGAAACAGAAAATAATACTGGAAAATTAATTAAACAATTTAGAATTGAAAAACCCGTTTCAGTATTGTTTGAAGGTGTTGATACATCAATATATAATAACAAATATAAAGGTATCGATGTCGATATTACGGAAGATTTTGCGTATCTTTTTGTTGGTCATTGGTTGAAAGGTGATACTGGTCAAGATCGTAAAGATGTTGGAATGTTGATTAGATGTTTCATTGAAGCATTTAAGGATGAAGAAGTAAAACCTGCGTTAGTTCTTAAAACGTCGTCAGCAACTTTCTCAGTTAGACAAAGAGAAGATTTTAGAAAGAAAATTGAGGATATTGTTAAGTTAAGTAAAACCGATACTCCTCCATCAATTTATCTTTTGTTTGGTGAATTAACCAATGAGGAAATGAATGAGTTATATAATCATCCTAAAATAAAAGCAATGGTTTCAATAACAAAAGGTGAAGGATTTGGTAGACCGTTATTAGAATTTACAATGACGGGTAAACCTGTGATAGCATCTAATTGGTCTGGACATAAAGACTTCTTACCTATGGAGAAAGCTATAATGGTTGGTGGTTCATTAACTGAAGTACACGAAAGTGTGATAGATGATTTTATCATTAAGGGTTCCAAATGGTTCACAGCCAATTATAACGAGTTTACAGAAGTGATGAAAATTGTTATTAAAGATTATGATAAGTTTTTGGAGAAGTCTGAATTGCTTAGAGAGTTTAACTCTGAAAACTTTACGTTGGATAATATGAAAAATAAGTTTGAATCTATTTTAAAACAAAATACAATTCAACCAAAAGAACATAAATTGGTTTTACCAAAACTCACAAAAGTTAACTAATGTCATTTAAATTTCTCACAGGTAACCAAGATATGTTTACACATTTGGAACCCACCCAACTATTAACATTAAGACAACCAACAATGATTAACAATGTTGAATTTTGTTTTCAGTTTGGTGATAATGAACCCGTAGTATTTGCAACAGGACCTAATGAATGTCAAATTCGATTAAGTCCACAAACAGATGCTAATATTATGTTCACAGATAATCATAGACAGTTTAAATTATTTGCAAGAGAAAGACAATGAGAAAGTTTACCTTCTTTGTTGGTATTAGTAAACCAACACTAACCGCAACTTGGTCACCTGAATTCAATGATAATTTATTTACTAACCACGGTATTGATGCTGAGGCGGAACTAACAAGAATAATGTCAGCAGAAATTGCAAGAACAATAGATGAAGATATAATAAGAACATTAACAAGAGAAATAAACGGAGGATTAAGAGCCTAATATGAAAATTTTAGTAACAGGAGGAGCAGGATTTATAGGAACTAATCTAATTAAGAGATTATTATTTGAAGGGCATAATGTAGAATCTATTGACAACTACGATAGTGGGTTAGTGTCCAATCACGTAGATGGGTGTAACTATCATACGGGAGATATAGAATCTATTGGTTTGATGGATAAAGACTTTGATATGATATATCATTTAGCGGGACTAAGTAGAATCCAACCATCGTTTAAAAATCCAACAGAAACTTTCAGAGTTAATACTATAGGTACCGAGAGTGTTTGTTCATTTGCAAAGAAAATAAATGCTAAGGTTGTATATGCGGGTTCGTCGTCAAGATGGCACGACCCATTTCAATCACCATACGCTTGTTACAAACATATGGGTGAAGAGATTTGTAAAATGTACAGAAAGGTTTATGATATAGACATTGAAATTGTTAGATTTTATAATGTTTACGGACCTAACGAAGTTGTTGACGGTGATTGGGCCGCAGTTATTGGTATATGGAGAAGACAAGTTATTAATAAGGAACCAATTACTATTGTTGGTGACGGTAATCAAAGACGAGATTTCACACACGTTATTGATATAGTTGATGGTTTATATAGGGTTGGTACGAGTAACGAAAAACACGAAGACGCTTGGGAGTTAGGTACTGGAACCAATTATTCAATACTTGAAGTCTATGAAATGTTTAAGGAAAAATTTGGGTGTGATAAGTTACACATTGAGAATCAGAAGGGTAACTATCGTATAACTTTGCGTGAAAATAACGATGCAATCGACCGTTTAGGTTGGTCACCAGAAAATAGATTAAAAAATTATGTAGATAGTTTATGAAAATAAGTTTTGCTATAACAGTATCCAAAGAGATAAACGAAATTAAACATTTAGTTCCATTCTTATTAGAACATAAACGACCTCAAGATGAGATAGTTGTTTTGTTTGATGAAAAAAATGGAGACAAGGAAGTGTTAGATTTTTTATTGCCTTTTAATATCAAACCTAACGTACAAACCTGGAGAGGTTTTGATTTTGATTATAACTTTGCCGATTGGAAGAATAAATTAAATTCTTATTGTGTTGGGGATTATATATTTCAATTAGATGCTGATGAGATGGTAAGTGAGTATATGATAAAGAACGTTACTGAAATCATTTCTATGAATAAGGACGTTGAGTTATTTTTTCTACCAAGAATAAACATAGTAAGTGGAATAACTCAGGATCATATTAATAGATGGGGATGGATAGTTGATGACTTAGGTAGGATTAACTTTCCAGACTTTCAAGGTAGAATATATAAGAAAGGTTTGGAATGGCAGGGAAAAGTTCACGAAAGAATTGTAGGAACGAAGTCCTATTCATTACTACCATCAGATGAAGAGTCGTATTGTATTAAACATTACAAAGACATATCTAAACAAGAACAACAAAATAACTTATACAGTAAAATATGAAACTAGAAGAAATATACAATCAGAGATGTTCAACTCCATCGGATATTAATGAACACTTACCAACATTAAAGAAATACGCCGAGGAGTGTGACCACATTACCGAAATGGGAGTTAGATGGGTGGTATCAACTTACGCCTTTATGATGGGGGGACCTAAAAAATTAATATCAATTGACATTAACCCCGTTGAAAAACACGGAATTAAAG